CAGAAAACGAATAAGACTTTGGGTCGGTATAATATGATGAGGAACTACCTAATTGATGTTCTTTGATTTGTGGTATTAAATATTTACCTCTGTATTGTTTTTTCTGTCCATTATCATTTTGTAATGAAACTCGGAATCTGTACGTCCCTCTCGTTGCAACACCTCTTTGAGTATTTTTTGATACTTCTTGTTCACCAAATTCGTTTGTGATTATATATCTCTCAACCATCGGAACCCTAAAAAAGAAGTTACCATCCTCATCTATTTGTGAGTCAAGTTGTATCGCCTCTAAAATTGGTCTATAATAGTTTGGACTTTCGTCCACGTTTTTTTCGTACTTACCACTAAATCTAATTGCTTCAATGTCACCTTCACCCGTGGTCAATGAACATTTCTCACCCATTTGATTATCGACATTACACCTAACTCGTACTGAATCTTTTCCTGAATCCGTGAATGATCCCCCCATCATAATTGAGTACGGTTCTATTCTAATCCCTAAATCCTTTAAATCAAAGTCAGTTCTCGTAATACCTATTTCACATAAATCTATGTTACCCCAAAACGGATAAACCTCAATTGTTTTTTCGAACGTAACGATCTGTGGTAACCCATCTAAATTGTTAGATGCCTTAAAAGTATATCCGTTCTCAAATTTTTCTGGTGATACCCCTTCATAAACAAAGTCATAAGGGACTAAGGATTGACATCCCATGTCTGATAAATCAACATCAACGTGTATTGTTTGTGACCCAAGTGGGACCCCCCAAATCATGAAGTCACCCGCATCATTTGTTTTAACCGTGTATTTGTAATATTTTTCGTAAACTTCGAGGATTTCTTCTCTACTCAGAATGTCTGTTTGATCAGGAAATGTACCTGTGGGTGTGTGACCCGTATGTTGTTTTCTGCTAGGTAATAAATTATATCTATAACCATCCTCATTTCTATCTGAAGACGTTGTGTAGGGATATAATTGACTGATTACGGGATCTTCAGAATCAACCTCACTTAATGGGACGAATATTGAAACTCTAGCGTTACCGACACCCAAACCACCATTAACTGAAATTCTACCACAAACAACACCATAGTCAGCACAAAAAGACGAGTAAATGTCTTGCTGTGTGAATTTTAAAGAAAGAATCTCAAGTACATCGAAATCTTGTTTAATCTCTACCGTAACTCGTTTATCTTTCCCAATATCAGTTCTTATTCTGTGTTTCTGTACCATACTACTATAAATAGATTCTAACCTATTTTCCTATTATATTAATAATAAGTAAAAAAAGATTTAGAATGTAGTATTGCCAGCTGTTTTAACTCTGATTTTGATATCTTTATTTGGGAATCTAATTTGAAAAATCTGATTGTTTTTCATGTATACCGTAGAATCAGAGAATTGTATCTCTTTTGTTATCTGATCTAAAGTTTGAGAAACTTGGGAGGTTGAGTACTCTCCCGCAATTTTATTAAAGACTCTAATATCAATAACATTAACAATACCCGTAACATCACCAATCACTTTCTGTAATTCCCCAACAAAGAGTGGGTCACCCATTTTTCTTTTGTCAATCGCAAAGAAATCAGTTGCCTGTGTTACAATATTTTTAATAATATTAGTTTGGTTTTCATTTTTATCAATCATTACATCAACTTCCAACCCTAAATCAATAACCTCACCACTTAGAATGTCGATATAATCATTAATCATTCTAAAGTTACTCAGATAACTTAGTATGTTATTTTTTAATGTGGTTGATACAGTGTCAGTTAAATTACCTGATGCGTCGTATGATAATAATTTAATTCTAATCTTATTATCTTCCTCCATCACATTAACCTTTGCAGGTGCCCCAAATGTAGATGGCATTGTTTCGATCAATGATTTATAATCATTTAACGTCACCGCCCTGTTCTGTGCTGCGAAATTATAACCAACCATATTTCTAATCTCTTCGATTGTTGGTTGGTCAGCTCCGCCAACCGCTGGTGTCACGTTAGTAACTCTTAGAGATTGGATAACCTGATTATTAATTGATGTGTTAGGACCTAACACGTTAAATTCAATCCCATCAACGTTAGTAATAACGTTTACACCCAAGTTAGTGTCTTTTCCACCACCAACTCTGTATTTCACAAATAGGGTAGTGTTTGCCTTTGGAGTTGCACCTAATGATAGGTTATTAAGGTATGTACCTAAATTAACTCTGAGTGTTCCGTCATTAAAACTATCTAAATTATCCAATGGGTTTACAGTTCCCGAACCAAAAGTGGTTGAGAAGTAACCTTCTGGAGTATATTCCGTAATAAATTTATTATTAACCTCTTTATAGTCACCCGCAATAAAATTATTTGAATCGGATGAAGATGTTGGATTGGGGATGAATACTTTATTTTCCATTAAGGATTTCACTTCATACCATTTATTGGTTGTTGATGAAAATTCACTCGATGTTGGATTTGAGGTAAAGTTGGTACCGTCTTTATGGATCACAGATGTGATTCCCAAAACATTTTGTTCAGGTAAAAACAATTTTAAAAATGGTTTCTGATCCTGTGGTGTAATTACTCTCCTAAAAACTCTTGATACACCGTTTACTACCGCTTCTCTCTTAGTAATGGTGTAGGATATCAATTTGTTATTTGCGTCGAAATTTGGGATCTTTAGACGGTTCGGCTCTCCCTTACTATTAAATGGGTTTGAGAAATCAATATCTTCAATTGTTTCGAAGAATTGTCCACCTCCCGATACTTGTGCCCCCGAAGTTAATGTCCCCAAATATCTTTCATCTTCTTTATCACCTCTAACGGGTACGTTGACTGAAAAATCACATAACGCAACTGATGGTCTATTACCGGGGATCCTAATACCATAAGTCTTAGCAATATGGAATAACGATCTTCTTTGTTGAGCAAAATCCAACATCGTTTCTTGCCACACCCTATCAATATGGAAATGTAGGTTATCGGTTACCGCAGCATTTAAATCTAACAAAACAGAGAATATTGACGCATCATTAGTGTTTTTCACTAACTCAGGGTAATACTCCTTTGTCATGTTTACTAGTTCTTCTCTTAACCCCGCAAAATCTCTCGTTGCGTATGAAATTTTCTTAGCCATATTATATGTTAATTATAATAAAATCTGATGATGAGAATGCTCCGTTATTCACTGTATAGTCAATTTTAACTTTTGCAGTGTACGGTTTTGTTTTTGCATCCCCAACTCTAAATAATCTATCGTCACTCCCATCGTCAATAAATGTTGATTTATCTTCATCATCTTCCGCGGAAATAACTGTTATTGAATTTATGTTGAGGTTGGGAATATATTTCTTCACCCCTTCTCTTATCTCTTCTTCGATTAGGTTGAATGTAACCATATCATTTTGGTCAAATATGTATTCGTAGATTCTTGTACCGAAATCAGGTAAAAAATACCTACTACCTTTTTTAGTTAGGATAAGGTGTATAAGGTTCGCCCTCACCTCTCTTTCGGGAGTGTAAGTTTGCATTAAATAATCACCTGTGACACTTTCTCTGAATGGAAAGTCAATTCCGTATTTTACCGCCATACTAATAAATATAATCAATGTTAAAATGAGTATAAATAAAAAACCCCTCGAATTCGAGGGGTTTAAAAAATAAGAGTAAAAAAATCAATTAAGAACCACAACCTTCACACTCAAATGGTGAGTCATCGGGTCGTTGTTGTGACATCATCTCCAATTCCTTATTATCACTGATTAGTGAATTTTGGGTAGGTGCTGACTGAATGAAAGTATTTGTTTCCACCTGTACCGTTTCAATTGGTTTTTGTTTACTCGTATCGATACCCAATCCTTTAAGTGGATCAACCGCCGAACGAGTTCTTAGGTAATACATACCTGTTTTTAGTCCTAATTTCCATCCATGTAAGTGAGCCGCCAATAGTTTTGCCTTGGTTGCGTTACTAATGAAGAGGTTTAATGACTGTGATTGGTCAATAAAGACTGATCTATTTGCCGCCATGTCTAAGAGTCTCTTTTGTGACATCTCCCATACGGTCTTATATACTTCTTTAACATCTACAGGGATTTCAGGGATATTCTGTACGGAACCATTTTCCATAATAAGTTTATCCTTAATCTCATCGTTCCATAGATTGTTCTCCATTAATGCTCCCACTAAGTGTTTATTGATCACAATAAATTCACCACCTAATGTTCTACGAGAATAAAGGTTCGTTGTAAATGGTTCAAACGCCTCGTTATTACCCAATATCTGTGCAGTTGATGCGGTTGGCATCGGTGCAAATAATAATGAGTTCTTCACTCCATTCTTTTTAACTTCTTTTCTTAATGAAGTCCAATCCCATCTACCTGATAAATTTTCATCTTTTAATCCCCACATTTCGTATTGGAAGATACCCTTTTGAATTGGTGATCCGTCAATAGATTCGTAAGATCCACTCTCAATCGCCAAATCCTTAGAGGATGTCATTGCCGCGAAATAGATGGTTTCGAAAATATCTGTCTGTAATTTATCCGCGTCTTCACTTTCGAATGGTAATTTCAATAAACAGAAGACATCTGCCAATCCCTGAACACCTAAACCAATAGGTCTGTGTCTAAAGTTAGATTTTTTGGTTTCATTCGTAGGATAGAAATTTAAATCAATTACATTATTCAAATTTCTTACCACTTGGTAAACATACTCATATAATAAATCGTGATTAAAATCACCATCAATAACGTATTTTGGTAACGCTAGTGATGCTAAATTACATACCGCCTGTTCATCTGGTGATGAGTATTCTATAATTTCAGTACAAAGGTTTGATGACTTAATTGTCCCTAAATTTTGTTGGTTTGATTTATAGTTAGCGGCATCCTTATATAACATATATGGTGTACCCGTCTCGATTTGGGCCGTGACGATTGCCTCCATTAATTTTCTCGCCTTTAATGTTCTCCTACCCCTACCTTCTCTTTCGTACTGTTCATACAACTTAGTGAAGTTTTTGGATTTTGGTGAATCATATACGTCCGATAAACCTGGTGCCTCATCAGGTGAGAATAACGTCCAATCACCATCCTCTTCCACTCGTTTCATGAATAAGTCAGGTGTCCACATCGCGAGGAATAAATCTCTCGCTCTCATTTCTTCTTTACCGTGATTCTTTCTCAGATCAATGAATTCAAAGATGTCTGCGTGCCATGGTTCCAAATAAACTGCAAATGATCCCTTTCTTTTACCACCCTGATTAATCCAACGAGCAACCTCGTTATAAGTTTTCATCATTGGTAGTAATCCATCGGATTCTCCACCCGTCCCCTTAATATAAGAACCCTTTGCTCTTACATCGTGAACATGTAAACCAATACCACCAGCCCATTTGGAAATATTTGCAACGTCTTGAATGGTTTCAAATAAACCATTAATATCATCACCCTTATTACCAATTAAAAAACATGAAGACATTTGTGGTCGTCTAGTTCCCGCATTGAATAGGGTTGGGGTTGCGTGCGTGTAGAAGTGTTGAGATAGATCGTCGTAAATTCTAAGACCCATTTCAAGATCCCCATTACAGATACCCATCGCAACCCTCATGTACATATATTGTGGTCTCTCAACAATACGTTCACTGATCCTTAATAGGTATGAACGTTCCAATGTTTTAAAACCGAAATAATCGAAATCAAAATCTCTTTCCTGCACAATTGCACCATCAATAACTGATCTGTTCTTCATAACAAAATCATACAACTCGTCAGAAATCAAAGAAGACTCCTTACCCGTTCTCGGTTCAATAAAAGAATATAACTCTTTTATTGCCTGTGAAAACTTCTTAGGTGTTGTTTTGTGTAATGATGTTACCGCCAATCTCCCCGATAACTTTGCGTAGTCGGGATGTGTGGTGGTCATGGACGCCGCAGTCTCAGCGGCTAATTGGTCTAACTCAGTCGTTGAGATACCATCATATATACCTTGAGTTACTTTTAAGGTGATGTACGTTGGGTCGACATAATTAATGTTTAAATCAGTACAAAGTGCCGAAATTCTTCTAGTAATTTTGTCATATCTCATTTCCTCTAAGGAACCATCTCTTTTTTTTACTTTCATCTCAATTTTTATATTTAAAAGTCCATTTCACCAAATGCAGAATCTAAATCCTCCGGTGTGTCGTTATTAACTCCCGCCTTTTGATATTCAGCCACCCTTTTTTCAAAAAAGTTAGTTTTACCCTGTAAAGCAATGTTTTGCATAAAATCAAATGGGTTGTCAGAATTATAAATTTTACTACAGTTCAATGCCACCATCAATCGGTCAGCAACAAACTCCAAGTATTTAACCATTAATTCGGAATTCATACCGATCAACCTAACTGGTAATGCTTCTAAAATAAATTCCTTTTCAATTTCCAATGCGGAAACTATAATCTCTCTAATTGTCGATTCACTAAGTTTATTTTCGATATGTTCATTGTAAAGATGACATGCAAAATCACAGTGTAATCCTTCGTCACGTGAAATAAGTTCATTAGAGAATGTTAATCCCGGCATTAAACCACGTTTTTTGAGCCAGAAGATAGAACAAAATGATCCTGAGAAGAAAATACCTTCAACCGCAGCAAATGCGATAAGTCGTTCTGCGAATGAATCTGATTCAATCCAATTTAATGCCCATTCCGCTTTCTTTTTAATAGCTGGAACAGTATCAATCGCGTTAAACAAATAGTTTTGTTCCTCTTTATCTTTAATTAACGAATCAATCAATAATGAATAGGTTTCTGAATGTATGTTTTCCATCATAATTTGGAAACCATAGAAAAACTTCGCCTCAGTATATTGAACTTCATTAACAAAATTCTCCGCCAAATTCTCATTAACGATACCATCAGACGCTGCAAAGAACGCTAAAACATGCTTCACAAAATGTCTTTCATCATCATTTAATTTATTTACCCAATCACTCACATCTTGTTGTAAGTCTATCTCTTCCGCAGTCCAAAAACTTGCTTCTTGTTGTTTATAAAACTTCCAAATGTCGTGATGTTGGATAGGGAATAAGACGAAACGTCCGTCATTTTTTTCTAATATATGTTCTGCCATTTTATTGATTATTTTCTTGATTATTTGTTTGATTGGTGATATTAATCTGCGGATTCGTTTTTCTCAAATACAGTTCGCTCGCCCTGTTTTGGTTTCGTATTTCTTTACTCTTTTGGTGACCCAATAAAGTTTCTGTGGTTGACACATCTACTTTCAAATATTGGTTATCGAACTTACAGTTATTAAAGTTAATACCATCTTGACCAATACGAGATTTAACTAATGTTAGATTTGCAAGTTTCGCCTCTTTTTGTTCGAGTGATCTTGCGATAGAAATGATTACGTGTGCCGATTGTGCTTTCTTAATTGATCCACCCATTTGATCCGACGTTACCAATTCAGAAGAAATCGAATTTCTATTTCCCTGAGTCGCAGTCCATATGGCGACATTATGTTCTGAACACATGGATTCCATAGATCTAACGATTTGACCCTCACCTTTCCATTCTTCACCAAAAGTTGATTTTTCGTTAATGATACAATCAATGTAATCAACAACAACCAAATCCGCTTTCCACCCTTCGGTGGCCTCTAACTTTCTTAGTTTTCTCTTAATCTCACCCATGGTGGTTCTATCACTTTCCATCTTAATGATGTGTAGTTTACCCGGTAAGTTATTAATTGCATGTTCAACTAGTCTAGTCGTTTCTTCAACATTTTCTAACTGCTCATCTGAATCTAAACCTGTCCAAATGGTGTAGTGTTTTTTGATAATGTTTGCTCTCGTATCTTCAAAGAAAATCTGAACCACATTCTTACCCGCTTGTGCCGCCGCATTGGCGAATATTGTAAGTATAGTTGATTTACCGATACCCGTTGGTGCCAAAATCATACCGAGTTCACCATGACCTAAACCACCTTTAAGGATATTATCCAATCCGGCAATTCCTGTTGGGATTGGCACTCTAGAATCCTTACTTAGTATTTCAGAGATGTTACTTATGTCGGCAATATCAATGAAGTCATCATCGGTTGTACCGACCTGTAACGAGTCCTGAATCATTTCTTCGATTCGATCGTATGCTTCAAATTCAGAATCTTTCTCAATCATGGCATTCACATTCTTTAAAGTCTTCTTTAAGTTCTGCATTTTACAGAAGTTCAATGAAGTGTCTTTAACATATGTTGGCGTATAGACCGATGCTTCTAATTCTCTAATTTGTTCTAACGAATCAATATGGATTGTTGACCTTTCACCTGAAGCATCATCGTTTTTTATTTTGTAACTAACATCATCATAATTAGGGATTTTATTATACTTCTGGTATAATTCCTTAATGTTTTGTATGATGTATCTAAACGAATTGTTGTCAAAATACTTTACGTCGATTACCTCAATTATTTGTTCCCCATATTTCTTATCCTCTATAATAGATTTTAGTAATGCTTGTTGGAATTGGTTGCCAAAATGGCCGAAATTTTTGTCTGTCATCTTTCTCTTTACTTTACAGTTTTTTTAATTTTTTAATAGGTCATATCCTTGATATTCAGTCTCCACCGATTGAGTTGATAGGGTGTCAGTGAGTGATCCCAAAATTCTTCTCAAGTAAGGTCTGATGTCAACCGAGTAACGCACCTTCGGATGGAAGATGTGTGCCGCGAATACTCTTGAAATAAATACACTATCATTGTACTTAATCTCCAGTAAGAAGTACTCTTCGATAGGTTGGTCATCACCCTCCTCAGACCCTGAAACGGGAAAATAATTTGGATTTTCGTGTAGATAGTCCAAAGTTTTTTCTTTGAGATTTTCACTGATTTCATCACAAATATTTTTCACTTCATAATGAAGATCCAAAGATCGTCTAGATTCGGGGTTATGATTCTTTACGTTGAAGAATCTTTGGCAAATAATGTTTCCACTTAATGTAAGTAAAAATTCGAATTTTGTTGCGTCGTTATTAGTCATTGTTTTTAAATTTTATTACTCTTTTATTTTTTTCCTTCCTTGTTAATCTTAAAAAGGGGTTTAGGAAATTTATCCACGCATCGTCTGATTTGGGTAGGACAGTAAACATTCCGTCCTCCATCATCATCTTCATTGTGTTTTTATAGGATCGACCTTCCGGGTCTAAATCTTCAGTTATTAAGGAAAGGATGGTGTCTTCTGCCTCTTTTGTGAGGAAGGGTTGGTCTAAACTAACAATAGTTTCATTAAGTTGGAAAAATTCATCCCCATATACCCCATACTTGGTTACACCTGTAAGGATATTATTAATGGTTGTATTGTTTTTGTTTTCGTTAAAGAGTTGGTTTGATCTCTCAATTATCTCCGATAACGTAACGGGTTGAGTTTTAATCTCAGGGAATAAAGTTATAAGTTTCTTCATCCCTAAGTTACGTATGCCCGCGATACTATCTGATCTGTCACCACAGAGTATCTTCGCAATCTTTACATTCTGTATGTGGAGTTCTTCTTTATCGTATTCGATTATATCGTTAAACCCATAGAGTTTTCTATGTGAAGGATTATAAATCTTTACGTGTTCTGAAGCTAATTGAGCTAGATCCCCGTCTGAAGAGTATACAATGATTTCTTCTTCCGAGTTTTGTGTGTAAAACGCAATACAATCATCTGTTTCACAGAATTCGAATTCACCTTGTCTAACATATAATTCTTCAAGGTATTGTTGAACTCTTCTTCTTTGTTTCCCGTATGATTGTTGTTCATTTTCGGTTCGAATTCTCTGTCGTCTGTTTTCTTTGTAACGACTGTAAATTTTTCTACGAGTAGAGGAACCCTCTTCACCATCCCAAAACACAACAATCTTATCGAGTTTATAAAATTCGAAAGACTTTCGTAATGTGTTGATGAAGTGGTATAATCCACCGATATGATCACCTTTATAAAAGTAATTTTTTACCCCATAAAACCCGATCGTAAGTAAATTATCTCCGTCTACTAATAAAATTGACATTAATACCTTATTAAAGGTTAAACAAACTATTCCTCACCACCTCTAAAACCTTCAATCTCTTTGATATCGAAATCCCCACCTTCACCAAGTTGGTCTTTCCAATAATCAGAATGTTCGGTTTTATATTGGTCCAATGATTTTTTCTCTTCCGCAGCGTCTTTACCTTTTAAGAATCCATGTGCGGTTACAATGATTCTTCCATCTTCATATCCAAGACCATTTACGTGGTTTTTCATAATGGATACTTTAGATTTAGTTGCGAATTTCACTTTTCTGCCACCTTTTACCGCCGATAGTGCTTGTGTCCCCGCATTTTTCTGATTTCCAAAACGGAAAACTAATGTAGAATTTAACCATACCGATTCACCACCTTTTGCCTTGATCTTTGGTTGACCAAATGGATTGTCGGGTAGTTCAACCCATGGTTGATTAACAATCAGTAATGTGTTTGTAAATGGGGAATCAACTCGTCTTGAACCTGAGATTCTTTGATTAAGACCCATACCAATCTTATCTGAAAGTGTTGATGCGTTGTGTTGTTTACCACCTTTACCATCAAAAGTCATTTTACACGGTACCGAACCCACAGAATCCCACAATAAAAGTAAATCATATTCTAATTCACCTTTCTTTTGTGCGTCCAATAAATCATTAATATAGTCGGTAATCTGTTCAATGTATTCGAATTGATTGTTGAAAAGAAAGA